AATGTCTTTAGCTTTAGTTAGGTTTACAGTAATAGGCATTATGCGTACTCCCAAGCATTTCTAAAAGTTCTATCCCCAGGAATATCTGTGACATCCACAATCTGATACTCCTTGCCAGCAGGTACATCCTTAGCTGCAATCTGCTCAATAGTTAATCCTGAATTAGGAGCAGGTACTATGACTGCAACTCCTCCATCATCTGTGGGATATATAATTCTCTTATCCATTATTGCTCCTTATCTAAAAACTGCTAATTGATTTACATTAACATCTGCTAAAGTAGCACTTGTAGTAAAAGTGTTGTAGTAGGCTTTAGATGTTGTTGCTGGGTTAGATACAGCCATTCGGTTATAGTTACTTGTGCCACCGCCTGAAGTATTTAAATTAAGTCCAACTACGCAAACATAATTAGTATCCTCAAATGCGTTAGTAAAATTAACTTCATAACGACCAACAGCAAGATCAGTAATACTGCCTACGTTAAATGATTCTCTAATAGCAACTGTCCCAGTACCATCAAAGTTTACCCAAGCCTTTGCAGAACCATTAATGACGTTAGTCACATCAGTTGACTCTGTACCGTCTCTACTCGCTATCGTGTCTAGTTTAAGTGTACTCATTTGGTTTACCTTTAGCGGAAAAATACACAATGAACTTGGTCTGGGTCGTAATTAGTTGATGTGCCTGATATACAACACCTTATTTTTGCTGCGCTAGTTGTTTGGTCATATCCTGTATTAGTTTGGGCGTTGTGCATTTCCGTCCCAGTTTCTTCGTTGGTCAAAACAACAACGTAATTAGCATCTGGCATCGCATTAGTAAAATTTACTGTGTAAGAGCCAGAACCATTATCAGTAATACTAGAAACATTACCACTTGCGTTAATTGCTACAGTACCAGAGCCATTAAAGTTCACCCAAGCCTTGCATAGGTACATTTCAACAGCATTGGTGTCTTGTATTGTGTCTACTTTTAACGTACTCATGGCTTCGGATGCTCCGTCTTTACAGCCTCAATAGCGTCTTTCCAAGTTGTTGTACCGTTAACACTATCCCAATACTGCATATCTAACTGTTCTTGAATTGATGGATAAGCATCTGCACGATCACGTTGATATTGTTTAGCAATATATTCTTGCTCTAGTTTTATTATTTCTGCATTAACTTCTGTTTCAGATGGTTTAACACGATCATCGTGCCATATAACATTTTTATAATCGCCACCAACCAATGTAAATTTAGCATTAGGTACGAGTGAATTAAGTGCTTCTACTACATCGCTCATGCGCTAATCTCCATCAAAGTCATACTTGAATAATAAGCTCCTTGATAAGGGTATGAACCACCTATTACACCGCCTCTATTTACTGCTAAAGGATACGAAGCACTATAATATGATCCTTGTAATTTATAAGTAATTGCGCTAGTCGTTGCTGGCTCATCTAAAATAGTAGTAGAAGCACTCATTCCATGTGTAGTTCCATCATAGCCAGATATAAAACCTCCTGTCCAACCGCTTCCGTAATCACTAATACCTATCGGTGTTGAATCACGAACAACACGAAATCCGTTACTATAAGTACCTGCTCTACCTAAATTAACTAAAATAAGTATTTTGCTACTTGATGATACTGGAGTAATAGATTGTGAAAAACCTGTAATATCTATATAAGTATTTGTGGAACTAGTATGATAAAATGTATCTGTGTAGTTAAGAGATACAACTTGTAATACTCTATTGTTAGTAACACCAGCAGTGTTAGCTATGTTATCAACTCTTAGTGTACTCATAAGATCACCCAGTTCCCACCTGATGCAACAGTAACTGTCACACCTGAACTAATAGTTATGTCACCAATACTAGCTGCATTGCGTGTAGCAGCTACTGTGTAATCTGAATCTATACTCTGGTCATTCTCAAAGAACGCAGAAGTGTTATACACCCCTGGTGTCTGAATACCTGTAGTACCACTAATAATAGTTGCCATTTATAATACCACCCATCTTGATCCGCTAGGAACTGTTACCGATACACCGCTGTTTACTGTTAATGGTCCTGTACTCATAGCATTAGTGTTTGTTGTTAGTGTGTAGCTAGTCGTAATAGTCTGACCATTCTCATAAAATACTTGGTCTCCTCCACCACCTGTAGCTCCACCACCGCCTCCAATAGCTCCCCACGCAGAACCATCGTAGCCCTCAAAAGAACTATCAGTTGTATTAAATCTTAAATAACCAGCAGCAGGTGAACCATCTCTCTGTGCTGTAGTACCGCTAGGAATCTCCGCAGAGCCTGTAGCAGACGTTTCAACAACGTATGTACCTAGATCACTAATCTGTGATTCTGTGATGCTGAGAGCAGCCTGATGCTGTGTGACAGAGCTTTGTGTGATGTTTGCATCTGGTACGTTAGCCCATGTAACAGCAGCAGTAAGATCGTTAGTTTCTGTAAATGATTGTAATGCTGTATCTGCTAATGCACCCTGAGCAGCAGTAGCATAGTCTGCTGAACTAAATGCTTTAACTTGAGCAAGGTTAGTTACCTCACTATCCATCAATGCACCAGCAGCAGTAACATTAGCTGTGTCTGTTACATCAGCACCTGTCTCGATACCTGCTAGTTTAGTCTCTTCAGCAGTTGTGTATGATGCTGTAGTTGCAGCTAAGACAGCAGAGTATGCTTGTACGTCAGTACCAATTTCTAAACCAAGATTAGTTCTTGATGTACTAGCACTTGCTACGTCAGATAGGTTGTTAGCTGCTTGTAAACCACCACTACCTGTAGTAATAGTTTGCCAAAGAGTTCCATTCCAAACGTAGATAATATCGTCATTAGTATCGTAATACATTGCTCCTTCAGCTAAAGCATCACCGTCATTATCAACGGCAGGAGCAGATGACTTAGCACCTAAGTAACGATCATCAAAAGAATCTAAAGCTAATTCTGCAGCAGCTTGTGCTGTCTCAGCATTAGTCTCAGCTAACTCAGCAGCAGTCTGTGCTGTTTCAGCAGCAGATTGAGCAGCCTGTGCAGCTACCTTAGCAGCATTTGCATTAGATGCTTCATTAGCAGCAGAAGTGGCAGAAGAAGCAGCAGCCGATGCAGACGCTTCAGCTTCAGCAGCTTTAGTTGAAGCTACACTAGCCTCATTAGCTGCATCTGTTGTAGCATCTCCTGAACCACCTGCGCCTCTCCATATAGCCATGTTACTTCCTTACTTATTAGCGATATACATTGTTACTTCAAAACCAAAACGTAACTCTGTGTATTCAGGTTTAGACCACATCAGATCACCTCCTATTAAAAGCTCCCCAAGCCTTGTGAGCCTGGGGAGTTATTACAAACCAGCTATTAAGCTGGAACTGCTAGAGCAACAGCACTGCTGTCACGCAACTCAGCTACACCGTAAAGCATATCTGACGTGAACAACGTACCGAGGTACTCTTGCTTGTACTGAGTCTGTGAACGTACACCCATTTGTTCAGCAAGAACGAAAGCATCCTTGTGAGCCATGAGACAGATACGGTCAGTTGCAGAGTTACCTGCAGCAGTATCAGCATTAGTTGTAACGTAGACCTTAACACCATAGATGTCACCAATCTGACCGTTACGGATTGTGTTTCCACCGCCAACTTCACCAACGAATGCTTGCTCAGTGAACCGTGCAAGACCCATTAATGTGTTACGAGTTGTAGGAGGAACAATCAAGAAACGATCTGACATTGGAACGTCATTGTCATCAAGTCTCTGGATTGAACGACGGATACCAGCATCACCAAGTGCAGCAGCATTTGAAGATGAAGAGTTGTAAACCGTAGCACCAGTAGAACCGATGAATGCGTTAGTTGATGTAGCAGCAGTAGCATAGTCAGATGTACCGACAACACCACCATTAACGCCACGACCAAGCTGAATAAGGTCTGTATCAACCTGAGTAGCCAAAGCATAACCAGCATCGTCCGTGTAGAAACGACGTAGTGAGCTAAGAGCCTGTGTCTCTACGATATCCTCGATCAAACGTGAATACTCGTAGTGCTTGTTGATAAGAACCTGCTGCTCTGACTCAGTTGCAGCAATAAGCGTTACCTGAGTAGAAGCTGCCTTCGCAGATGCAGAACCACGAGTAGGCTTCGGAATGTGAAGCGTATCGCCCTTCTTACCTTTGAAAGACATTTTAGAAAACAAGTTTGCAGCAACAAGATTAGCCTTATATGCTGCGATGATTTCGTCGGACCAAATCTCTGGGATAAATTTATCCGCAGTAGTCTTGGTCACATGGTTAGTACCTAGTGCCATTTTTTAT